TTGGGCTCCTAGCTCTCATAGGGCTCCTGCTGCGACTCCGACTACGGCTGCGACTCCGCGCCCTACCAGGACTCGGAGTAACGAACAAACGCCGCGGAGTAACCATTTTTTGAAAATATGCGAAGCCGCCCCAATAGTCCAAAAGGAGGAGGTCTCAGTATTACCAGACCTCCTCTTCTCACCTCTCTCATAAAAACAACATGCGGTCAATCCGTGCTCCTCGCCAATCGTGTCGTTGGGTTTTCACCCTGAACAATTATAACGACGACGACCAAACGAATTTGCGCATTTTCTCTGACGATCCCGTTGTGAAATACCTTGTCTTTGGACGCGAAGTTTCTCCCACTACATCGACTCCACATCTCCAGGGTTTTGTTACTTTTTCTTTGAAACAGTCGCTTGCATCTCTCCGTCGCCGCAATGTCTTCGCGCGTGCCCACCTCGAAGTGGCAGGAGGCCCTTCCCCCGTCGCCGCCGAGTACTGTAAGAAGGATGGCGACTTTGAAGAGTTCGGACTTATTCCCACCCCCGGCAAAACCAATCGGTACGACGACTTCCGTGATTGGGTTATCTCGCAACCAACCAAGCCGTCGCTCGCCCAGGTTGCATGCGAATTCCCATCCATCTTTATGCAGTCTGGACGTGTGCAGACCTTCATTGATCTCGTCTTCCCCTACAAGATCCCCGTTTCCGGTGAGTACCGCCCCTACCAGCAAGCACTTGCGGATGAGCTCGATCATTTGTTCCCCTCCCCCAGACGAGTTACCTTCATTGTTGATCCCGTCGGCAATGCGGGAAAATCTTGGTTTGTTGACAGATACTTCGCAGCTAATCCGGACCGAGTCCAAATCTTATCCGTCGGACGCAGAGAGGACTTATCTTTCGCAGTCGACGAACGAAAGTCAGTGTTCTTATTTGACCTACCCCGATCTTCTAGCGAATTTCTCCCGTACACCCTCTTGGAGCAACTTAAGGACGGACGAATCTTCTCAAACAAGTACGAATCACGAATGAAAAGAGTTATGTTTGCACATGTTGTTGTATTCATGAACGAATATCCAGATATGACTAAGCTTTCACAAGACAGATATAGTATCACAGAATGGTCTAATGCGATAATTAGAGACAACTAATTTCAAATTAAATGTATTAACCTAACTTTACCCCCACAGGGTTAACCGTTAGGGTTTATTTTCAGGCTCGACTGTTAGGGCAGGCCACACAACCGGTTAGGTTAGGGGAAATCTCTTTCCTATTTCATACCACTTTCTCCGTCACGGAAGTATGTAATGACATGTCGTTCTCGTAAGACTAAATTCGGTACCGGTGTCCCAGTTGGCATAAATGGCGGGGAACAGAATGATATATAGTATACTGGCGGTTGCAACGGTAACGTCGTTTGTTCCGAATCGCCGGCAGCTCCATAAGTGAATTTCCTGTTTAAAGGAATCCACGTATTGATCGTCTTTTGACAGTCCTTATTAGGCAATAAAGATCCTGCTGCAGCAGCCACTCCTGGGCCTAATACTATCTTTTTCCGTTTAATGACAGTCCATTTGTCAGGATTGATTGGCTCGTCGAATAGATACGAAGGCAATGTCTCCTGCCAGCTTCCGTCTTGATCATCGGCAAGCCCATGTCTTGTATAGAAGTCATCTGTTACGACCAATGCTGTGTCTCCGGGGTTGTATTGTTTAGGGATAGCCCAAATACACCAAATATGCATTGCTGTATTACTTAGGTTGGCGAACCATTCTTTATGACGGAATCCCATGATCTGTGCGGACTGTCCGTTACGTGCATTCTGTACGTTTGTATCACTCTTAGGGATAATACATAGATCCTTGAATGTGAACGTGCGCGTCGGGAAGCTTTCCGCGACATTATCTATATTGACCGTTGTCTTACATTTAGGTGCTCCCAATGACGAAAGTCCTGCTTGCGCTTTCCTCGCTCTAAGAGTTTTGAATTTCTTGCGAGGCACATACGGTTTAATCCTGGCGAATGTCACACCGCGCATTGGGCTCCTAGCTCTCATAGGGCTCCTGCTGCGACTCCGACTACGGCTGCGACTCCGCGCCCTACCAGGACTCGGAGTAACGAACAAACGCCGCGGAGTAACCATTTTTTGAAAATATGC